GTCATGAGAACAGGGATAGATTCTGCCCACTTCTGAATGTCGGCACGCTCGTACCAATCCAGACCTGCCCATATCCCATAGAGTCCGGCATACTGTAATGAGTAGTCCAGACACTCTTGGAGAGCAGGGCAGGTTGAGCATATCTCCCTCGCTTTCATGGCTTCCGGTGTCCTAGACCACGCCCTGTTGCCTGATTTCTCTTGTGGAAACCAGAGTTCAGGGTCGTGGTCTGAACACGATGCGTGATTCTCGAACCGAGGCATATGGTCGTTATACATGACTTATCCTCTCTGTACGATTATCGTACACATCATCCGCATACGCCAGAGCGCATGTGTAGCAGTAGATTCTAACACTGTGGAAGTACGCATGAGCCTGGATTGGCTCATCGCACTTCCAACATCGTGTTTCAGTTAGCATTGTTCACCTTTCTAGCGGAAGTTGTCCCGCTAGTTCATGATAGTGCGTGGCTCGCTCTATCAGTTGAGCATGTCTCTCATGCTCGCCCCGTTCTAACGCTTGTTCAGCGTCGAACAGGAACAGTTCGGCTCGCTTGCCGTAGTAGTAGGGTGTCGGTGGCACTATTCCCGACTTCTCCCTGCGGTTGCGCTTTGGTGTGTGCCTGCGCTTGCGCCTAGCCAATGTGCCAACCTCCAGCCTTATCGTACCTTGACTTTGGGCGGTCAAGGTGAATCGAACCTGTTAGGTGGTACGCCTTGTCGTGCTCTTTGCCCTTGTAACACAGGCACGCTTCCTTGTATTGTTCACATTCGAAGCATGAATGGCAATACGGACAGAAGGACAGGTCATCCTCCTCTATCTGCCATGAATCGAGCATACCGAAGCACGCAGGGCATTCGACCATGCTGTATTGCTCGTAAGTGTTGTCTGAGAGCATGGATGTAGCAGTGTTAGCCCACAGCCACTTGCGAGAGTAGTCAATGTCGCATGAGTCGTTAGACCACCACACGCCGTCACCGTCGATGTTGCCCTTCTCCTCATGAATCAGGTAGCAGTTACGCTTGGCTTCAGGGTCAAGGGTCAGGATACAGACCTTAGAACCGGTGGTGAAGTCCTCGACTAGGTTCATGACCTGAACATTGTCGAGAGCAGAGACACCGCCAATGCTAGGCAGTAAGTCCTCGGCGAAGATACGCGTATCGCTACGCAGGTCGCCTGTCGGCTGGACGATGGGCAAGATACCGTTGTGAGCAAGCACTGTACGATTATCGTACCCCACTTGGAACGGATGGCAGTTGTCCACTGTCGTTGACCCGTGAGTGGCTAGGCGTGCGTGCCACATAGCGAAACTCTCCGGATACTTGGTACGCATTTCCAAGAACCGGTTGATAGATGTATCAGGGTTCATGGTGCGCTCGACATGGATTCTATCCTCTGCCGGTATGATGATAGCGAAGCCGAATCCGTCCGGATTATTGAGAGCGGAGTTCTCCAACTTCTCGCGTGACGGGATTACATTCGGTGGAATTACGCATAACATACACATGATTAGTTGTCCTCTTCTTCCGTACGATTATCGTACACTTGTTCTTGCTTGGCTACGGTGTCCATGTAATCCAACAGATGTGGATACTTGTCGGCGTTCTGATAGACATACCCTGAGAAGGCTATCCATGAGAGCGCCTTATTGGCGGCACTAACACGCAGGTTGCGTGTGTACTCGACAGCAGAGTGAACGAACTCAAGGTTAGCCATCAAGCGCTCACGCTTGAGTGAACCTCGGAACACGCGCACTTCTATCGTGTTACTGTTCTCGACATTGACGGCTGAGTAGTGACCCTCGCTTTGGTAGCCGTGTTTCACCTTGCGCCATAGGTTGCCCTTGTCGCTGAACCTTGCCCAATCCGACTTCCTACCAGCCAGCCGTTGTACCTGTCGCTCATTGTCGTAGATGAGTTTCAGGAACTTCAGCTCGTGCTGTTGCCGTACGATTATCGTACGCTGATAGTAGACCTCCGGACTATCGGAAGGTTTCATGCCCGGACCGAAGGCATAGCGCGAGACATGGACATGGAAGCCACACCGAGGAGAGTTCCACGAGACCAAGTTGTTACGCTTGGCAACCTGAATGAACTCCCACGGAAAGTTCTCCTTGTACTCCTCCAGCGTGTGAGGGTGCGTGACTATCTCGAACCCACCACGCAGAGAGCCGTCCTCCTTCATGTAGGCACGCGCGCCGAGCACTTCCTGTATCTTGACGGCTTCGTCGTAACAGTTGTCCTCATTGCGTTCCTCTACCTCTAACTCGAAACCGAGATGGTAGAAGGGAGTCGATTCCTTGCTCTTACCAAAGAGACAGGGAAACGGCTTGTAGCCGTAGGAGTGGACAACTGAACTTTCTCGATTACAATCGTGAAAGTCGTCATTGTGTACATATTGGTCACAGTTGTCGCAGTACCAGAAATGTTCGTTTCTACAATCTCCACAGTAGATGTAATCGTCATTCGTGAAGTAGTCATTGTGGTCATATGTGAAGTAGTCACTACATGAGTCACAACAGAACCACGAATCGTGGTGCTCATCTTTTTCCTCTTTCCATTCTTCTAGGTGGACGGAACACAGTCGCTCACCGTCTGCGTGGTGGAATGTGTAATAAGTCCATGACGATGATGGAACTTGAGACCAATTATTCCGGTCCCAAGTTGAGTAGGAGTCAATGACCAACTTGCCACGACACCCTACGTGTGAGCAGGTGCTCACACTTGAGCACTTCCGGTGAACTACTAACATCTTTCCGGTGGCGTCGTACGCCATGACCTGTTGATACCTTTCTTCACTTTCCAAGAACGGTCTGTAACAGACTTCGCACCACTCCGTCATGCCCACCGTACGATAATCATACGCTGACTGTATGGCTTCGTTGAGGAGTCGGTGCGCCGTGCCGGTTGGCATACCTGGGTGTAGGTGTGCGATGTTGTGACGCGAGTACTGTAGCGCGCAGTCCACGCAGTGTTGTCTTTCCTTCTGTGATTCCGTCATGTAGTTATTGACGAACATGTAGTCAGGTTGTCCACAGTGGAAGCAAGAGGCGACACCGCCAACCTGAGTCCATTCGACCTTGATTTCATCGGTCATGACTTGACCTCCAATATCTTCAGCATAATCGGGTCACATTCCCCGTCCGTATAGACGATGAACCTATCAGAATCGAGAGTATCTACTTCCCAATCCTGAAGGTAATCTGCCAACTCGTAGAGTTCTATGTTGTGTATGTCGTAGAACTCTCCGGTGTAATCCCAATGTCCACACTCCGAGAGTTTCTGAACCCTTACTGTTCCGAAGTTGTACCCATCAAGAACTACATCCTCCAGAGAGTCGTAGGTGTCTGTGCCTGTACCGCAACAGATACCGAGATAGGTATGCTCATATCTGATAGTCATGGTCTGACCTCCGTACGATAATCGTACAAGTCAGAGCATTTGCCGTAGCCGAGTGCGTTCCCATGTGTCTCGCCCACCCAACAGGTGTCGCGAGTCGCATAGGTGAACAGGGCAACAGCCAGCAGAATCAACACGACGACGACGAACTTACCGCGACGCGTGAGTCTAACTCCGTTCATGCTATGTCCTTCCGTTCTGCCTTGATTAGAACCTGTACGATAATCGTACGAGGTGTTGAGGCAGGTGAAGGCAAGGACACCTACCTCAACTATCAAAGTATCCCAGAAGCGGTTTCCTAAGTCAAGCCCCTACCGGTGTGGGCCGTGCGCGTAAAACGGCGATAGGAGTGCTAGCGTCTGCCGACACAAACTACGGCGAGGAAGCCCCTCGCCTCGTTCACCAGCCGTACGATTCTCGTACACCACGGAACGGCTACCGATGTGCTAGCGAGTGCCGACACAAACTTCGTCGCACACGCTTCGCGTGTGCTCCTACACAAACTCGCGCGCGCGCCCGATGCGCGCCGGACATGCGAAAGCGCCCGACCCTTTCGAGTCGAGCGCCTTCGAGTGCTACCGGCTAAGCGACTTTGACCGCCTTCCCTGCCGGATGAGAGTTACGAGTTGCCTTGCTCATGACTTCGACAATGGTGAGAAACTTGGTCCATGTCTCGGGATTCTTTGGTGTGATGTCCTCGAACTCGCCAGCCGTCACAATGAACGCTTCGATGAGGTCATCCACCGACTCAAAGCCCTGCGCGTCCTTGACCGACTTGCGCCCAGCCTTCGCGCGCTCGCCCTGCTTAGGTGTCTGCTTGACCAAATCCGCGAATGACTTCGCGCCTTCGACCTTCGCTTCGAAGTCCTTACCAAAGGCGCGCTTTGCTTGGATAGTCGCGTTGAGAACATCCTTGAGCGCCTTCGACTTTCCACCTTCCAACGAGCGCACCTTCGATGAAGCAGTGAAGTATTGAGCCGTCGAAGGTTTGATAGTTGGAAGCGAACCAGCCTTAGAGGCTTCCTCGATGGTGAGTTTCAGACCGCGCACCGAAATCTCGCCGGAGTTGAGCATACGCACCGCCTTCTCATAGGCGCGGAGTTCTGCTTCGAAGTTGAGCGCGCCTTCGAAATCGGCTTGGAGTTGGACATTGACTACATCAAGGGATGAAACTGCCTTACCGGACTTGCTTGCTTTCTTTGCCATGACTTGCCTTTCGATTAGGTGGCTTGCCTAGTGCTTGCCACTAGGAACAAGGTACCGGAAGCCCCGGCTTAGGTCAAATCACCGCGCCCAAGCCCTAGCCGTACGATAATCGTACGCTCACACGCTCACGCTCAGACCCCCACCGCAGAGAGCCACCCGACACAAACCCCCAAGAGTTAGCCCGTAGCCGTCAGGTTATAAAAATCGCGCTCGCTCGCTGGCGCTCGCTCGCACCTGACGGTGGTGCTACTCCACACGCCCTCCCTTGCCCGCCGAAAAACTTCGAGTCGCCCGTGGCGACCCCAGTTTTTATAACGGGCGGAGCCCGTGTAATACACTCTCCCACCACAATATTTTTCCAGTATTTGCCCCCTAGTTGTCCGATTTGCCCCTATATTTATAACAATTTGATAACAAAGCGTTCGGAATCGTCTTCTGAACGGGTTAGTATATATAGGGGATATAAAAGACGAGCGAGAAGCCAATAGCGAGTCTTCGGGTATCGGCGGGCTTGATGCCCGCCTTACAGGGGGTAGTGAGGCGCTCTGAGGGAGCGCCGAACGAAGGGGGATTTATAATGGAGGTTTTATATGGCGGCTAAGTCTGGTGGCGAACACCATAATGTCGCTAAGCTGAAAGAGGCTAAAGCCAAGGTATTAGATTTCGTCCGTCAAGGACTAGACCTGCAAGATGCGATTGCACGTGCTGGCAGGAAGCCTGATGTGATGAAAGACTGGCGGAAAGACTCCAGGTTCGTCAAAGACCTCGAGGCTGCCAGGGAAGAAGGCGAGCGCACCCTCAGTATCGTAACTGGGGATGCCAAGTACAAGATAGGGTTTGAGCAGTTCTCTGCAGAGTTCTTAGACTCTCCCATCTTTCCACACCATAGAGCATGGATTGATGTACTTGAGGGGCGCGAGCCGTCCTGGACCCACCCCTCCATGACCTACTCACCCTCCAGCGCTAAACGCCTTCTCATCAACGTCCCGCCCGAGCACGCCAAGTCCACGGTGATTACCGTCAACTACTGCGTCTATCGGATAGCGATGGACCCGAATGTCAAGATTACGATTGTCTCCAAGACTCAAGAGCGCGCCAAGGAGTATCTCTACTCCATCAAGCAGCGCCTGAGTCATGAGCGCTGGTCAAAGCTCCAGGCCGTCTACGGCTCCTCCGGGGGTTGGAAGGAAGACGCCGATACCTGGAAGGCTGACCGTATCTACCTCAGCCGAGACTCGACCGAAAAGGACCCTACCGTCCAGGCGCTCGGTATCGGTGGACAAATCACCGGAGCCCGCTCCAACCTCATCATCCTAGATGACGTGGTGACGACCTCCAATGCCCATGAGTGGGAGAAGCAACTCCTCTGGCTTCAGAGGGACGTCGTGACCCGTCTGGGTGATAACGGTAAGCTTCTCATCGTAGGCACGCGTATCGCTGCCAATGACCTCTACCGCGAGATTAGAAACCCCGCCCACTGGACGGGTGGCAAGACTCCGTTCACATACTTCGCTATGCCAGCCGTATTGGAGTACCATGACAAGCCAGAAAAGTGGGTTACGCTGTGGCCTAAGTCCCATATCCCATGGGAGGGTTCTGAAGAAGGCATCCTTCCCGATGAGGACGGCTTATATCCTAAGTGGGACGGACCCGCACTGTTTAGACGCAGAAGCGAGGTTAGCCCGAGCGCTTGGGCTCTGGTATACCAGCAACAGGATGTACAAGAAGATTCTATCTTTTCCCCTGCGTGTGTCCAAGGTTCTCTCAACCGGATGCGAAAGCGTGGTCCGCTAAAGCCGGGAGTACCGGGTCATCCCAAGGTACATGGCGCGTGGTACACCATCATGGGTCTCGACCCAGCGATGACAGGTAACACCGCAGCCGTGATTATGACGGTCGACCGCAATACCCGCAAGAGGTACATCCTCGACGTGGAGAACATGTCGGACCCAACCCCACAGAAGATTAGACAGCTTATCGAAGACTGGGTACACAAGTACCAGCCTCAAGAGCTCCGCATCGAAATCAACGCTCACCAGAAGGCTTACGCCCTGGATGACGACCTACGAGCATTCCTGGCATCGACAGGTGTTAGGTTCTCCAGCCAGTTCACTGGCAAGAACAAATGGGATACCTCGTTTGGTGTAGCAGCGATGTCAGGTCTTTTTGGTACCATGCGTAATGGAAACCACCAGAACGATAACCTGATAGAACTGCCGTCACAGGATGGCTCCGAAGGTGTGAAGGCTCTGATACAGCAGTTGATTACCTGGAGTCCTGAGACTAGAAACAAGACCGACTGCGTGATGGCGCTCTGGTTCTGCGAGTTGAGGGCTAAGGAAGTCATCAGCAACGCACGAATTGACCAAAGCCACGTCACGAACCGATGGGCAACCAGGCGTCAAATGGAACAGCGTTACTCAGTCAACCTGAGTGACTACGAAATGGCGATGTACGAATAGGATATCAAGTGGACATTAGCACAATTGCGAGGCGAGTAGATAACCTCAAGCAGCGTAACGCTGCCCGTGATGCTCGTATGAACGACATCCTCGCTGTACGCAAGGGTCAGATGGGTGCAATCTTCCCAGACCTGTTCCCTGAGGGTCTCGAGAGACCCATGGTTGCTAACTTTGTCGACGTTGCAGCACGCGACTTGGCAGAGGTTCTTGCTCCACTCCCATCCTTCAACTGCACAACCGATAACGTCAACTCAGATAGGGCGCGTGCCTTTGCTGATAAGCGCGGTCTGATTGCAAACAACTACGTTGCTACCTCACGCCTTCAGTCACAGATGTACTGGGGCGCTGACTGGTACTTCTCATACGGCTTCTTGCCATTCCATGTAGAGCCAGACTTCGAGACCAACCTCCCACGTATCCGCCTTGATGACCCTATCGGCGCATATCCAGAGTTCAACCGCTTCGGTGAGTGTATCGCATACGCTAAGCGCTACATGAAGACACTTGGTGAAATCGTCAACGACTTCCCTGAGTACTCTGGCGCCCTTCTTGGGCGTGAAGGCTGGAACCAAGATACCTCCAGCATGGTAGAGCTTATCCGCTATGTCGATAAGGACCAGATTGTCCTGTATCTGCCATCACGCGGAAACATGGTACTAAGCGAAGCTAACAACCCGCTTGGCAAGATGAACATCTTTGTCGCGCGCCGCCCTGGTATCGACGATGAGACCCGCGGACAGTTCGACGATGTTCTCTATGTCCAGCTTGCTCGCGCTCGCTTTGCTAACCTTGCGATGGAAGCAGCTGAGAAGTCAATCCAATCGCCACTTGTCGTGCCATCGGATGTGCTCGACTTGCCTATGGGCGCAGATGCAATCATCCGTACTGCAACCCCTGGTGGAGTACAGCGCGTACGTCTTGACGTGCCACCTGCTGCATTCCAAGAGCAGGCTGCGTTGCAAGCAGAACTACGTCTTGGCTCTCGCTATCCCGAGGGTCGTACCGGCAACATCGACGCCAGCATCATCACCGGTCAAGGTGTCCAAGCACTACTTGGTGCCTTCGACTCGCAAATCAAAGCTGGTCAGACCATCATCGCAGAGACGATGGAAGATGTTGTCAAAACATGTTTCGAAATGGATGAACTCCTTTTCGATAAAGAAAAGAATGTCAAGGGTGTCGCACACGGTACTCCATACGAGTTACAGTACACACCAAGAAAAGACATCAAGGGCGACTACACTATTGAGGTGCGGTACGGCTTGATGGCAGGACTTGACCCTTCGCGAGCCTTGATATTCTCTCTTCAGGCTTTGGGTGCAGAACTTGTATCCAAAGACTTCATTCGACGCGAGTTGCCTTGGAGCATCAACGTATCTCTTGAAGAGCAACGCATCGAAGTCGAGAAGATGCGGACTAACCTCTCAGCTGCCATTACTGCAACCGCGCAAGCGATTCCAGCTATGGCTGCTCAGGGGCAAGACCCGACTCCTCTCATTCAGAAAATTGCTGATGTCATCGAAAGACGTCGCAAAGGGGACAGTATCGAGACTGCTGCTTTGGCAGTGTTCGCTCCTAAAGAGCCCGAGCAACCAGAGCAGGCAAGTACGACCTCACCAGAAATGCAGGGTCCGGTTGAGACGCCTCCGTCCCCAGTCGCTCCTGGACCCTCTGGTGAGGTCCCTCAACAATCAGCAGAAATGAGTTTGCAGCAGTTGCTCGCAGGACTTGGAGGATAACATGGCAGCAAAGAAGAGACCTTCACGCAAGAAGGTTCAGACTGTTGCCGATGAGTCTTACAGCCCGCTAGAGCAATACTGCATCTGGCTGAATGAGTATTACAAAGCCCTGAAGAAGGCTGGATTCCCATACGATATTGCGATGACGATTATGATGGATAAGGATTCTTATCCCGAGTGGGCTCCTTACAAGAAAAATTACAATCCGAATGACGAGGACTAATTCATGTCTATGCAGGATACTCCTGGAGGTCCAGGACGGTTTGCTCGCAGAAACGACCTCGGCAACGTAAAGAAGATTCAACGCGAGGGCAAGAACATCGCTGAAGCGCGCGGTGGTGCCTATGGCGAGCGCCAAGAGATGCAGCAACTTGCATCAGGTGCGCCAACTACAGGACCTGCTGAGCCGACAACTGGCTTCAACCCAGCGTTGCTTCCTGCGGTTCCTGCTTTTGCACCAGGTAATCCTGAAGTTCCATTGAGCGAAGGTTCTCCTGTCGGACCTGGAGGAACACAGCAACAGACTCCTGTTGATTCGATGGACACTGGTGCCATCCTCGCTCGCGCACTTTTTGCTGCAAACCCCACTTCCCAACTAGCTAGACTTGTAGAAGCATATGAAGAAATGGGTCTGTAGTGCCAGAATCAACCTTGTCGCCTGCTGCCCAGGCAGTCTATAACAACAGAAGAGACGCAGTTGAGCGTACTATTCGCGTGCAAATGGCGAATCTTACGCCTCAGATGTATCAAAATTTCCAAGACATTACCTCAAAGTACTCTAGCATTAGCCCTGACCTCGCTATGTCGATGGTTAGCCAGGGACTCAATGCTAATACTCCGGGCATCGACAAGATAGTTTCTGCAGATGGCATCTCGCAATTGAAGCGAGACCAGTTCAATGTGGACAAAATCAAGTCTACAGTGGACAGAGACAAGGGAATCCTTGGCGCAATCAGCTCTGCGTACAAAAGTACCATCTATGACCCTCTCAAAGGTGCCACACGTATCGCTTTTGCTGCGCTTCGTTACCCATATGACCTTGTTACCACGCTAACGCGTGACATTTTTGCGTTTGATGAGCCTTCGGGAACGCAAGGTACACAGTTTGTAAAAGATTTAGCAACACTCGGCGGTAGAAACACCCAACTTGGTGCTTTGATTGCAGATGCGGTGGGTGGTAAGCCTGGTGTTCAGACTGGTTCTGGTTTCTTTATCAATCCTAACAGCCGTGTTGGTAAAGCACAGGCGCGTGCTATGTCATCTTATGGCACTATTGAGGGCGAGTCTTTTACCATTGGACGTAACGTATTCCGTGCGATGGCGGACAGCCCGGACAAGACGGGCTACAAAGTAGCTTCAGGCATTGTAGATGCCGTTCTCAACGTAGGTCTTGACCCTTCCACATGGTTCTTTGGTGCTGGTGCAGCAACTAAGATTCTCAAAGGCTCAAAGAAGTTTAGCGAAGCTAAAGAAACCGCAAAGATTTTTGCTCCTGAGACTCTCGGCGAGATTGCTAAGGGCGAGCGCAAGCGTATGTCTAATAACCTTGCGCGTAACGAGCGTAAGCTCGCACAGCTTGAAGCACAGCGCGCACAACAAGCATCTAAAGGTCTCAATAAAGTACTTCGCGTAGAGACAGATTCATTCAAATCAGTCGGAACTGACGCAGCAGCTAAGGAAACGCTTTCTCCAAGAAGTCTTGCTAACTGGATGGTAACGAATCCAAAGGTTCAAAACGGAGAGATGCTAAGGGGCTTAGATGCTCTTTCGGCTGACCAAAAGGCACTTGCTGGTTTTGCTGATGCTGGTATCTTTATGGATGAACTGCCAGAGGCAGGTAAAGTTTCCGTTGGCGTGATGGCTGACGATGCAGAGATGTTCGTTACTGGTCTAGCTAAGACTAAACTCAAAGTGCTTGATTTAGCTGATGACATGTCAAAGCGAACAGGTAAGCAAATACAGGACGAAACCAATCGTCGCAACATGCTTATCGAACAACTCGATGACTATGCTAGAGACCCAAATCTCAGCCCAGAACTTCGTGGCGTGTTTGCTGGCATAGCAGGTGGAATAAAGACTGATGCCATGACCCTCAATGGGTTTGCATGGGCTCGTCCACAGATTGCTCTTGAGGGTGTACAAAATAACAATACCCTTGGATATATTCTTGGTCAAATACATAAGACAAAAAACCAAGAAGCTTTGACTATGGTTCTTGACGACATACTCAAAATTTGGAAAGTTGATGCGATAAGCAACGTTCGTTCCATTATTGGTTCCACTGGTGGAGTTGTCGTACTCAATGGGAGCAAAGTTGGCGCTAGCTACGCACAGATTGGTAATGCGCTCGCTGAGATAGCAGAGCCCACTAACCTTGGTCCTAACGTAGCAAAGCTACTCCAAAGCCTTGGTGATACCGATAAGCAGATTGCTAAGACTAGCGAGCGTGTCAAGAAGCTGGAAGAAGAGCGCAAGTTGCTCGACCGCCAGATGAAGGATATCGACCTTTTCCGCGAGTATGCTAACAGTGACCCAGAGATGCTTGCAAAGCTTGCTGGTGAAGACACTAACTGGCAAGGTATCGCTAACATTGTCAAACTGAAGCCTAGTATTGACCAAAAGGACGCACTTGCTGAGGCTGTGCGCGATGCAGTTGGTATCGTAGATTTTCCTGGTGGTGGTATTGCAGATATCCCACGCTTTCGTGACACCCTCAAGTACATGCTTGGACGTCAGTTCCAGGAAGTTGCTGAAGTTGTAGCAAAGGAAACTAGCCCTTCGCGTATCCGAAGACTCTTTGGTAATAAGCTCGATGCCGAAATGGTCGTAGCCCTAAGCAAGGCCGAGAACTCAGATGATGTTCTACGTATATTCTTACAGCAAATGGGTTCTGTTGAGACAGACCCACAGATTTTCAAGTCACTCGCCCTGCGTGGAGAAGCTGCTCGCTTGAGTAGCAACCCACTTGCGCGAATCGTACAACCCGTAAACCTGCTTCCACTTCGTTCACTTGAGAACCTGGATAGGGTCTACAGCCGATTCTTTGTCCGCTCAACAGCACTCAACCTCAATGACCTGACCGGTCTTACCAATGGCGTAGAGGACTGGATTAGTTCAGCTCAGTTCAAGACAATGCTTGGCAAAGAAGGTCAAGAGCGTCTTATTGACGATGTGGTAGAGAAGTTGCTTCTTTCCAATAATGAACAAGAGCGTGCTGCGATTATCGCAAATGCCCTCGGTCAGGCGATGGAAGACATCGCAAAACGATTCCGCATTGATGAAAATGAAGCAAAGAAGCTTGCTGAAAAAGCAAAGATTAGCGGCAAGATAACACCAGCAGAGACTGCCTATTCCGTTGGTCGTGTTGTTGATGGGGCAGACCCAGAGATTGTCTTTGCTGGAGATGAAGTAATATCCCTTGGTGGTGGTATCTCATACTTCCAGCTTATCAAGGGTACGATATACCTACCCGACAGCAGGGAATTACTCAAAGCTTTCAACCGATATAGCATGAACGGGGTCCGTTACGGTGCTAAATCCGGGCGCGTCCTAGCAGAAGAAGTAGGCGATATCTGGCGTACTGCTCAGTTAGCGTTCCGAATCTCTTACGTTCTGCGTAACATCGGCGAGATGCAGATGCGCCAGCTTCTTTCTGGTCATACTAACATTATCAGCAACCCGTTGCAGTTCATCTCAATGGTGATGGCAAATAGTGGCAAGAACAACGCATTTACTAAGATTGCTCGCCGTAACGCTAAGTATCAATACGACTTGGCTGGCAATAGATTCGCCAACGAGCTTGCTGATGGTGAGTACCTAGAGGGTGTTCGCGGGTATCAAGCCAACGCATTCCGTAAGGAATCAGCATCAGACTATCGAGGAAACCGCAGTTCTGAAATCTTCAAGTTCTACAGGGTGCTAGAGGCTAATCCTCAGATGAGCAAGGAAACCCAAAAGCAGTTCTACAAGAGCCTTGCCTACACCATCAACCGTTTTGCTTCCGACCCTATCAACAGTAAGATTGCTCGCCTCCTTGCCGTGGGTGATGAGAATGCTAAAAGAGATTTTGTAAAGAGCATTATTGATGACTTTGACAACCCTAACTCGCTTATCCAAAAGTACATCTCTGGTGTATTCAAGGAGAACGATGGAATCAGGCGAATCTTCTTCAAGGATGTCAGCCTTCCAGATGAGAAACTGCTTACCAAAGAAAACCTATCCGCAGAGAAGATTTTTATCTTCTTGTTTGATGAGACCCAAGAGCACACTATCGCTGGTCAGATTAGGAACATAGCTGGTCAGGGTCCACAATCGCGGCGTATCCTGGATATCCTAGCTGATGAGGATGCTATCAAGGCTCCTTGGAATGCTAATGTCAAGACTACCCGTGAGTTTGATGCCCTTGAGGGCAAGTTTGCTAGCCAACTAGAAAAGACATTTACTCTTGATGATATCAAGGGTTCT